CGGCCGTCGCGTCCAGGTGCGCCGTCTGACCCTCGCACGAGGCCGGCGTCCAGCGACTTGCCATTGGTCAAGTTCACGAGTAACCGGCCTTCGGCCGTCACGGTCATCGACGAAATGCCAACGCCGTCTTGTCCATCAAGACCCTTGGCACCCATCGGCCCAACGTCGCCCTGTGGGCCACGTTCTCCGACTGGCCCCTGCTTGCCGTCGAGACCTGCCGGCCCTGGTGTTCCTGGCTCCCCTTGGATGCCTGGACTGCCCTGAAGCCCAGGTTCACCGCGCTCGCCACGTTCACCTGGTTCGCCCTTCGGGCCTGTCGGTCCCATCGGACCGATGTCTCCGGGGTCGCCTTTCTCCCCGATTCCGGCCTCACCACGCTCGCCGGTTTCTCCGCGTTCACCGGCCGGACCCATCGGACCCATTGGCCCCATGAGGCCGTCCATCCCCTTCTCGCCGCGTTCGCCTGGCGGTCCAGGCTGGCCCTGTTCGCCTCTGGCTCCATCTAGGCCTTTCTCACCAACGGGCCCTTGAAGACCAGAGACCGGAGGCCGCGCTTCTAACGCGATGAGTCGCATCCGGTGATCCGCTGCGAACTCTTTCAGCATCTCCAGCGCGTCAGGCGTGACAACGGGCCGCGCCTCTAACGCCGCAATCTTGGCGAGCAGCGGAGACGTCGCCGCATGAACCGCGAGCGCTATCACCTCTGCGAGTTCGTCAGTGGCGGTCATGCGCTGGCGAGCTCGGCCATCCGTCGATTCACCAAGAACGGCAATCGCGCCATGTCAATCGACTTCCCTTCATCCGCCGGCATGTTCTCAGGTGGCAGCGCCTGTGTCGGCGTCGTACTCGCTGGCGCGGCTTCCGCCTGATCCCGGCGATCGAGTGCAGCCAAACTGAATTGCTGTTGCTGGAGATAACAGGTATCGCCACCAGTCACCGGTTTCAGGTTCAGCCGTTTACGGGATTCGTTAGGTTTCTTCAGGCCGGCCGTGATCGCCGCTTTTTCAGATTCGATCAGCGTGGCCGTATCCATCCGAAGCAGATCGTCCACTTCAAACTCGACTCCATACCGCACACCGTTAATCGTGTCTGGCGCGAGTCCAAGCCCTTCATCGAGTACCAATTCCAAGGACTCAAGCAGCGTTTGAATGCACTGCGCGTAGTACTGGGAATTGAGCGCTTCGATGTTGTTGTAGTTCGGCGGACCTTCCACGCCGATCATGTGGGGCGGCACATGGAAGCACGCACAGACAATCAAGGCCGTCATCTTCAACTGCTCGATCAATTGAGCATCGACGGCATTCATCGTCATGGGCTGATACTTCATGTCATCGCCCAACATTGCGACCGATCCCGCCTTCTCACCTGTAAAGTTGGTCTCCCAGTACTCTTTGACTCGGTCGGCCGTTTCTTGCGAGATGTGTCCTGGCGCGGTCAACACGCCACTCGGCGCCGATCCATTCGCAAAGAAATTGAGCTGATTGTTCTGAATCTTGAGGCCCTGCGTGGCCGCAAGGCCGCAGGCAAATATTGGTGAGACTCCGATCAGCGGATGAAAGAGGGCGCAGAGAATGTCGTGGAATATTTCACGGGCCGGGACCACGATGCTCTCTCGGTCCAATCCCGCGAGGTTGTCTTGCTTCAGCCGATAGAACACCGAGCCATCAGGAGCAATCAACGGCTCCACGCGCAGCGGATCGAGGATATACGCCGCCGTGACGACGCCTCTGGCATCACGCTGTTTCAGCGCATAGGTGTTGCCGTGTATGAGTTTTGATGTGATCCACCACTCGTAGAACTTGACGCGCGTCTGAAAATGATTCGGTTTACGAATGAACGGTGAAAAGGCTGGTGATTCCGTCTCATCCCAGATGCCATCGCCATCCTGCTTGACCAGCTTGAGCCGCATCTTGGCGATGTCAGACGAAATCAACGAGATGCAGGCATAGACCGCAAAGAACGACAGGACCGTATCGGCGTTGATCTCGATGTTACGCTGCCACGCCCCAGCAAAGGATTCTCGAATCAGCGGCCACCAGCTATTGGGCGCAAGAAATCCCCACGACGTGTTGCCGGCTGGCGTGAGTTGCTTGGTCTCGTCCACCACCTCTGCCTGAATCACAGGCGTGGCGTGACGCGTGATCTCGAGCCCAAAGACCTTCATCCCTCGGCTTCCAGATCACGGCGCTTGTAGCTTCTCCGGCGCTTGGGCAGCGTCTCAAGATCGCCCTCGTCACCCTCACGCATCGGTTCGATCGATTCGGATGACTCCGGCGAAGCGGGCTCAGGCTCAGGCACATCAGCGACAGGCGCAGGCGGCTCAGGCTGAACTGGCTCTGTCGCCGCCGTAACGACCTTTGCTGTCACAGGAGGCGGAGGTGGAGTCACGACGGCTTTCGGCGCGAATCGCGCTTGCCCGCGATACCGGAGGCTCACCGCCTCGATCGCGCTCGCTTGAATTAGTTCGCCAGGTTGAACGGTTCGGCCGTGATAGGTAAACGCCCGTCGCGCAATGAGAAGAATGGTCCGCATACGCTCCTGACACGGGAACGACTGACGGCATCACCCGAAGGCTATGCCGTCAGTCCAGAGACGAGTTCCCTCTATGCGGGGCTGCCCGCCGCTGTCCAGCCCACGTCTTCCATGTAGGCCACGGCCGACTCACGCCCACGCGCCCAGTTGATGAAGCGCTCTGCGCGCAGGCCGATCAGGTTGTTCTGCCACAGGGAGACCAGGGTGGTCTCTGTCGGTGATCCCGAATTGGTCGGGGCGTCGTCCATCTCGACCGACGCCTGCGTGCTCACGTCAACCGCCACCTGACCGTCGTCGGCCAGGAAGATGTCGTTGGCGTTCACGAGGATCACCAGATTGCTCACCGGGCTCCCAATCGCTGCGTACTGCGATGCGATGACGGGGATGCCCTCAAAGACGCCGCCGCGCATCGTGATGTCAGGGAACTCCCTACCACCAAGCGGATTCCGCATCAACGACAACGCCAACGCGATTGTGTTCGGCATGATCCACACCGCCGACGTCGGCTGATTGTTTGCCCCGATGAAAGACCCGAGCAATGCAGCCACATCAGCCCGGATGTCGTTGGCGTCATTGCCTGAGGACGTCAGCGGGGTAATGCCGTTGGTGATGGATGCCGGCGAAACGTTTGCCACCAGTGCCTTGGCCGGATCGATGAAGTCACGATCCATCCGCTCGACCACCGCACCCATCAGCGCATTACGCACGCGCTCTTCGGCATTCGGGGACGAGAACCGCGCAAGTTCCTGCGTGATGATTGCGATCGTGGCGAGCTTGGCCCAGCGCAGGATGTCCACGTCGTAATCGAACTTCGTCAGCGGCTTGGCCCTGCCTTCTCCAACCCAATCCGCAGCTCCGCCGCTCGTCTGGCTCCCGAAACGCACGTTGAACGGAACCTTATTCAGCGACGGAATCCCGTTGGTTCCGAACTGGCCGACAATAGTCAGGGGCCGCAAGAACTCGAGAAATTCGCCCGTCAGATTGGTGGGATCCGGCACCAGCGGTGAGGCCCACGTCGAATCCGTGGTGTTGCCAGCCGCGATCGGAGCCTTCAGAAACATCTGGAGGCGGTCGTTATCGGGGTAGCGTTCCTTGGCGAAGTCGATCGCGCTCTTGAACTCGCCTTTCTGGAGGGCGAGAAACGCCGCCATCTTGCAAATCATCGCCTGTGCGTATTCGATGCCCGGAGGCAGATCGCGCTTGGTGTGCATCGACACGCCGTATTCACGCTGCCGCGAGCCGTCGCGGATCGTCTTCGCGGTTATCGGCGTCACCGACGCCATCTGCGAGCGCTCGAGCGCTTCAAACCTGGAAATCTGTTCGTCGATCTCCGCCACATCCTTGGCGAGCGTGTCGTACTCGGTCTTCTGGGCGTCTTCGAGCTTGACGTCATCCTCCAGGACCGGGTCCATCAGTTCTTTCATCCGCTCGGCCATCGGCTTGCGTGCCGCCAACTTGGCGTCGATCTGCTGCTGAATGCTTCTCATGGATTTACTCTGTGAACGGCCCGAGACGCCGGGAGTTGAACGGACGCCAGCACCCTGACCTGACGCGGCGAGGTGCGGAGCATCAAGAGACTTGATGAGTTGAATGGAGGCCGCGGCGTTCGCGGCGATGGTTACGGCGCTCAGTTCCAGCCATTCCCACTTCAGGAAACGCTGCCCGCCCCACGGTTCCTTCGGATTCAGCGGTTCCATTTCGTGAACCTTGAAACCGATGGACAACCCGCGCACAAGGCCGGATTTAATCAGGGTCCATGCGCGTTCAATTTCTGGAAGGGGAACGTTCTTGGCGATCTGTGCGCGAATCTTGATACCAGCCTTCGTCACCGTGGCGGAAATCACATGGCCGATCGGTTGATCCTTCTGGTGTTGCCAGAGCAACGGCA